GCATAATCCCTTGCATCTTTTGAGGTAGCATTAGTAGAAGAAATATCATAAGCGTTCCCCTCAAACTTGCAGTTTGACATTATTACATTTTTACATACATATTCATCCCCATATTTTATATGGTCGCTTTCAAAATCAATACCGCATTTAGGTGCAGTTCCTTGTATTTCCTCAACGCCACATCCCATAAAACAGCAATTCAAAATCGAAACGTCATGTCCAGAAACAGTAATCCCATTTCTTCTTGCGTATTGGATTTTGACATTGTCAATAACCACTCTTTTAGATGGATCGTTCATAGATCCCTGTTTGTCGGTTGCTAATTCTATAATATGAGGTCCAATATACACACAATCACCAAAAGCATCAGACAACGTTATATCCCTTATAATAACGTTTTCACAGCTTGCTATTAGCAGAAGATGCCCAAGTTCCCCATAATAAGAACTATCGGAAACAAACGGATCGCTATAAATATGGTCATGCGCATCCCCACAAATACTTCCATTCCCACTAATTATAACATTTGACTTATCTATAATAGAAAACACAAAATAAACTCCTTGATTTTGTGGAATCATTTTTATATGCGAAGATAGAACAATATGAGAGTTGGACGTTATTCCTTCAAATATTCTAAGAAATGAATACTCATCGGATATAAGTTTTTGGTATAATGGTCTAACATCGTCACCTATATTTGCTTTACCTTTATATGTATTTTCAAACCAATAAGTTCTACCAGAAACAAAATGTATTGTATTAAAGCAATTATCATTAGAAAGCTTCAATATTGAATTGATGATATCATTACTTACGAATTGATAAGTTTCTTCCAAGAAAAACCATTTATCATAAATATCTGGAACAAGCCAATCTCCTTCAATATTTATATCTTTAAATATCACTTTCGATGGTTCCGCTAATATTGAGCTTCCTTTCCCTGCTAATACTCCATTCCTTAAAGATCCCCCTTGGAAATCCAGCACGCAATTCTCCGGCACCTCGATCGTCTGCCCGGCTAGGCAGTAGTCGTACTGGATGATGTAGATGGTGTTCGGTTTTCTCATCATGTGCTGCGTGAGCGTGTTCACGCCGTCCACGTAATGCTTCCGGAGGTACACCCGTCCCATGCCAGAGTAATCCTTCGGGGCGTATTCCTTGTCTTTTAATTTTAAGGTCTGGTTATCCGTAACGGTTATATCCTCCTCGTCCGGAAGATTGGTGATGCTCTTGTTACCGATCAATTGCTTCGTAGCCTCGGAAAGATCATCCGGATCGACAGAGCCGGGCTTCAAGTCCGTTACCTGCTGGTTGGTGATGTCGATTATCTCGTTCCGCAATCCTCTCCGGGTAATGTACGTATCACGGATAACGTTACCCTCATGGTCTCTCCAAGCACGGTCTACCGTGATCTCCGGGGTAAGGTCGATGTCCGGCTTGAAACCGGCGGGACGGGCTGATACCGGGGCGTGGCTCTTGATCTCATCAACGACATCCCCCATATTATTAACCTTTTCCTCCGCTTCCTCCACACGATCACCAAGTTTTTCCGTATCTTTCCGAATATCCTCTATGGCATTGTCTTGTGTCTCCAGTTCATCAGTAATGGTCTTTTGGCTCATGGTATCAACCTCGCTATCACCACGGGAATCGAGTACGCTTACGTAACGCTCATGCTTCAGCCACTCTCCTTCCGTACCGTTCCAGTCCCCACGTAATACGGCCAGCTCGTATGAGGACAAACCATCATAGCCATAAGTGGCGGTAGAGGTCTTTACTTTCAGTACGACGACACCTTCTCCGATATTCGTAGCCTCGTCCTCAAATTCGGTAATAGAGAAAAGATCCTCTTTCTTGGAGCGGCATACGCTTCGTGTATCAAAGACATGGTCCATATTCTTGACCCATATCGCCTCGATAGAGTAAGTTCCTTCTTCCAACCCTGAAGGAATGTCTACATAAAGCGTACCTTTGTCCGCTCTCGCTTGAAGTAGATATTTCTCCCGGTTGCCTAATAGAAAAACCTTTACATTAGATCGGGAGAAATCCTCTTTCACCGGGCTTATCCCCTTGTAAATAGTCCACTCTACCCGAATTAACCTGTCCTTGAATATGTATACCATGATTCTATAGTCTTGTTATTGATTGGAGTTGGCCCCGGATGGATTGACACCCATAAGAACCAACGCTTGATTAAACATGCTGTCTGCGTGCTGATCCCTGTAAGTAAGCAACGTGAGGCCGGATATATAATAGATCAGCGCCTTTTTCAGCTTGGGGCTTACCTCCAAGCTATCCGTTATATCCTCGTCCGTTATGATCCCGATCTCGAACGTGTCGGATTTATCCTTCGCCTTATATAGCTCCAATGTCTTACCCGGCCTCATGGTCAACGCCAGTTTAGGTCTTTCCCATGTCCCCGTTGCGTATGGATCCGACAGCGTGGCGTATTCCTTATCGTTCCAATAGATAGGATCTGAAATAAATAAAGGCCATGATGATAGCCTAGCGTAACAAATCCGAGAGTAGTTCTCCGGCAAACTTACATGAGCGACAAGATCGTCCTTTATGGTTCCGTCCGTTATTATCTTGTTCGGTTCCAGCAGGCCCCAGTCCGCGTTACCGTTCACGAAGCGCAACGCCTCCGATATCTTGGACTTGATAATCGTGTCCATTTCCTCGTTATCCTGCGTTCCTAGGAACTCAGCGTCATTAAGCCCGATCTCGTCTATACAGATCTTGACCTCACTCACTATGTCGCTCACGCTAATTTCCATATCATTTCATGTTCGGGAACGAGACACTTAATTTATCCTTTAACTCCTCAAGCATATCATCGTTCTCCACCTTATAGCCCATCTTGGCGAAATAGTCGATAGCGTCATTCACGTTCTTTACGGTCTTGACCTCTTTCACTTGTTTTTCCCGGTCTCTCGAGTTCCTCATGACCGAGACACCAGACACATCATCGTCTTTTAACGTAGAGACGAGCCGGATAGACGTACCAAATCGGCAATCATTCTCGATAGCGTCTTGTACGAAAGGGTTGCTAGTCCGTAGTAAGGCGTTCTTGCCATTGATGAAATTACCGCCCTTGAACTCCATACTAACCCTTGTGCCGCAATATATAGTACGGAGCATGCAATTGTCCTTACCTACCAACTCATATGTTTTCGTGATCATTCGATTGATTTTATTAGACCCACCGTGAGTTTGCTCCGGTGGGTCTTGTTTGACAATATTACAGTTTACACGTTAATCTCTCCCTTGTATGGTTTCCATGCGGTACCGTCATATACATACAATCCGACGGCGTGCGTATCGTCCGCTACGGTCAAATAAACCACATCGTCCTTTTTCGGTGTAGATACGGAACTCAGGGAAGCCACGCTGGAAACGACTGTGTCAAGCATAGACAGCTTATATCCGCTCACTGTCACGTCCGGACCGATCAGCATCGAGTTATAACCCGTAAGCATCAAGCAGTCATCCTGAATATAATATTGGGATTTGGCCTCCCGTACCTCACCGCCTTCTCCCTTGGAATGATCCACGGTAAGAGTCTTTCCTTTCTGGTAGTAATAACGCTTGGCCTCGGACATCGGGAAAGCGACGGCGCATTCCTCATATCCAAGATCGTCAAGGGCGTGCTCGACCTTGAAGTTCAACTTTCCGAAAGTGGTCTCGAAAGAGGAGATATCAATACCGATATTCTGTTTCTTGACGAATGAGATATCCTTATGTTTCGTAAAGTCGATGTTCAGCAACTTCTCGATGAACTTGGTACCGCAATACACGTCCATCTCGTTCGTGTTCGAGTACTTTCCGAAAAGCATACGAGTGATACCGATAAGATCGGCGAACTCCAATGTCGAACCGATCTGGTAACCCAGCCGTAATTGTCTCAACACGCCTTTCTGGGCATACACGTATTCGGTACCTGTTTTCTTGGAGCCATACTTCACGAACTTCGTACCTACGCCGATCAACATCGTGCGTGTACATTTCTTGCGGAAATTAGACAAAGTCCAATCCTTCAAGTCTTGTACGTTCCACTTAGCCTTCTTATTGATACGCTCGAAGAATTCCGTCCACGTGATTGGACATACCTTCTTCTGCAAGTAGGCGATCTCTTTCTTGGGATAAGCGGAATCCGGGGCGATCTCCACCTCACTCTCACTCATGGCCGGTGCCATGATGTGCAATCCGGTACCCGCTTTCAAATCCGGCACATACATGTTTTTTCCTTCATCCAACGGGCCATTAAGAGCGGAAACCATAATACCGTTAGCCTTATCCGCGGATATGACATAGAGGACTAACGGACTACCGTCAGAATTTCCGTTCTCATCATATCCGGTTACGCCGTCTACCAAGACAGTGTTGCACTCGGCAAATAACTTCTCGTCATTCTTATACAAGCTTAGTTTTACCTCAGCGTCCTTTTCCGTGTTGGTCACCGCCGCCTTGGTAACGCAATCCATTATAGCCTCGCCAATATTGTAATGCTCCGGTTCCTTCGTGTTGACATGGACTTGCTTGGCGAGCTTGAGGAAATCCGTGTGCATGGGATATTTGTACGCTTGAAATTTACTGACGTAATCCTCTACCTTGTTCTCGGCCAGATCAGCGTCGGTGACCGCAGATCCGGTAGCCCCCTGCCCCTGCTGGTCAATACCCTTACCGGCGGCGTCCGGGGTCGCATTCTCCAACGGCTTGTCATTATTGGGATCCGTATCACTTCCATTCTCCCCGATCTCCACGGCCATAGCCGCTCCACCAGTCAATACCGCCAAGACAAAGAACAAAGCCTTGACCCAAAACATCTTGTCTTTAAATAATTTATTCATCGCAAAAGTATTAATTGTTATTATTCTTATTATAAAAAAGGATTGTTCACGTCTTGCGTAACCGGCTTCTCCTGCCGTGCTCCTTGTCTTCCTCTCGGCCTTTCCTGCTTACCGCTAAGATCCTTTAACTTGTCGGTAACTTTCTTGTTGATCCCTTCCGCCACGCCTTCCTCCCGAGCGGCCTCCACGTCTTGGTTATAATTCATTCCCTTGGCCATCATCTCGAAAATAGACGGGTCCAATTTACCGACGATCAAGTCATCCATGACTTGATACATCTTGCCTATAACCTCCTCCGCTTGATCATCGGAAAGGCCCATCTCCGAGGCTTTCGCCCTAATCGCTTCCACGCTAGCCGGCATATTCTCCGACATTTGTTTCTCGATCTCGTCCTGTTTCGCCAGTTTCTCCAAGTAAGCGTTATGAGCGTCGGCCAGCTTTTGCGAATAATCGGGATCATCGGCCAAGGCTTTTAAGTCAAGCCCCTTATTCTGTACCATCCACACCACGGGATCGAAATCATCCTGATCCCTAGCGGCTACCATCAACTCGGCGAAAGCTGGACTCTTCGATAGGTTCTCCCGCATTTTCTTAGAGTTTCCCTCATAACCCTCATACTCGTCCATGAACAGGTTGACCGAGCCGTAGTAAGCCTCCTCGTCATCCATGTTAAGATCCGGATTCCGTTTGGCGTATCTCTGTCTGAATCTCTCTTTGTTAGATATATCTGCCATACCTTAATCGATTTTGTTTTAGGCAAAGGAAAATAATAAGGTATATCCGTTTTGTTATTTTGATTATTTTATTTAACCCATGAACCCTAAGAATAATCAAACATGTGAATCTATTTTTTATCTTTGTGATGTTCACCAAAACAAGCGTTCTTTATGGTTAATGGCGTAGATTTCATCCCAGAGCGGGACATGGAGCTTTACGAAGCTTATAGACGTGCTTTGAAGATGAGGGAAGTGAAATCCCACCGAGAGGCGGTAATGAGGGCTATATCCTCCCATGCCTCTAGGTTCTGGATCTCCACCCTTCAAGCGTATAGGGGGATCCTGCTGATCAGGAAAGGGAAGACCAAGGAAAAGGGTCGATCGATCAGGAACAAGATGATCGATGACATTTATGAGATTTACAAAGAGCTGGAGAAAAAGAGAGAATTCAAGGGAAGCTCCGTTTATTTCATCACCTCTTTCGCGGTCTATCAAACGGCCCCCTGTTTTTACATATCCTATTCACGGGCGTTGGCGATAATACAACGCATCAACCGGGAAAGGAAAAATGGAAGGTAAGCTAAAAAGACTGATTCCTTCATTAATAATCGCCTTGACAAGCGTCATACTCCAACTCGCAGGTAAACATTTCTATTTCGATACCAATTCCATACCATACGACCATTTCCTTTACACGTTCACCCACGCAAACATCTTTCATTTATCATTAAATCTTATCGCCTTATTCCAGTTTAAGCCTCGTGTGAAAACATGCCTGATCGGTTACGTGTCTTGCGTCTTGGCCTCGTTCGTACCACTAGCCTCATTGTCGGTTCCTACATGCGGCATGTCCGGATTTATCATGGGATGTTACGCCCGCAGATATCACGCCTATAAACTAAGCCTTTGGAGAATAATATTGAGCAATATCGTCATGGCGTTTATCCCCTTATTCAACTGGAGGATACACTTGCTGTCATTCCTAATAGCCTATATCATCTATGGAGTCATACAGAAAATTAGCGTTCACGGAAGAGGTTGAGTCTATATTGGCCGAGAATAACAAGAGGCTGAAAAATATATTCGGCACGCACGACCAATTCACGGGGCGTGGAATGGAGGGGCATAGCCATAGGGTTGTCATAGATGATTACCCCATAAGGGTGCAGTGGCTTACCGAGGAGGTTTTCAAGAACGATCTGTATCAAGATGTTCTGAAAGCTGGTTCCATAAAGGACTACACGATAAGGTTCAACGAGCTGTACCCGGATTCAGATGGGATAAATGAGGAGGACGTGGCCAACATGCTATTTTGGGCCCGTTGCTCGAGAGACCCGTCCTTCGCCTTTTTCTCGTTATTTAAGATCAAGTCGAAAGAGGCGGGAGAAATGATCCCCTTCGAGCTTAATTACGCCCAACGTTACGTGCTATCCGTTCTGGAAGAAATGAGGCATAAGGGAGTCCCGATCCGTATAATATTATTGAAAGCCCGGCAATGGGGAGGTTCCACCTTGGTACAGCTCTATATGGCGTGGATACAGCTATTCGTCATGGAAGGATGGTATTCCGTAATTATAGCCCAGACGAAAGATACCGCCAAACGTATCAAGGCCATGTATAAAAAGGTTCTCGATAATATCCCGGGATTTATATATGGTGTTGACAAGTTACAATTCGCCCCTTACGAGCATTCGGCGTCCGACTCCATAATCACCGACCCGTCCGGGAACAAGGTACGTGATAACGTGATAACCGTGGCATCTTATGAGAATTTCGAGTCAACACGTGGTATGGACTATGCCATGGCCCACTTCTCGGAGGTAGCCTACTGGAAAACAACGGATGGCAAATCGGCGGAGCAGGTTATAACAAACATAGACTCGAATATATTGGAGAGACCGTTGACCATGGAGATCTCCGAGTCTACGGCTAACGGCATGGCCGGTTATTTCTATGATGAGTACCAAATGGCCAAGGAGGGCACGTCATCCCGTAAGGCGCTATTCATACCGTTCTTCTTTATCGAGAACGACATGATAAGATTCAAGGACAAGAAAGAGACCCGGCTTTTCATATTGGATCTATTAGAGGGAAGGGATGTCACGACCTCCCCTAATGACAATAGCGAACCGGGACAGTATCTATGGTCTCTATGGGAAAAAGGAGCTACGCTGGAGCACATCAAATGGTATATCAAGAAAAGGGCCTCGTTCCATGATCACGCATCGATGGCATCCGAGGCACCATCCGATGATGTCGAGTGTTTCAAGTATTCCGGTAATCTCGTGTTCAATATCTATACGATCGAGGTGATGCGGGAAAGATACGTATCACCCCCGGAGTTCATTGGCGACATATCCCAATCAGAGAAGACCAAGAGGATAATTCTCTCCAAGAATCCGAACGGCCTGTTGAGAATCTGGAAGAGGCCCGATGATACAAGGACATCCAACGAGTATCTTGTTATCGTCGATGTCGGTGGACGTAGCAAGAACTCTGACCCGTCATGCATAACGGTTATAAACAGGTGGAATTTACGATTCAGCGGAGGAAAGCCGGAGGTGGTAGCCAGATGGCACGGTCATATACGATACGATTGGCTCGCCTACAAAGCCGTCAAGATCGCCAGATACTATAAGAACGCCCTTCTCGCCTTCGAGAGCAATACGTTTGATAAGAAAAAATCAGAGGCGTCAGAGTTCGTGGAGGAAGGCGATCATATTCGTGGCATACTGAAAAAGATAGAGGATATCTACCCTAATCTTTACATGCGAGCGGCGACGGATCCCGAGGACATAAGGAACGGCATATACAAGAAGATAGGCTTCCAGACCAACAAGAAGACCAAGCAGGACATGGTGGATAATTTCATAGTGGCGTTCGAGGACGATATGTTTATAGACCCGGATGAGCGTATGTACAAGGAAGCGTCAAAATACGAGCAACGTCCGGACGGTAGTTACGGTAATATTCCCGGTCGTGGCAATCACGACGATATATTGATGACAGACATGATAGGAGCGCTCATATCAGAGGATATGCCTAAGCCTTCTATAATCAAAGAAGAATCAACGGGATATCTTGATTCATATCCCAAAAATGAGTCGAGTTTATAGCGTGCGCATGAACGTTTCCCCTGTAAAAATCAATATTAGATAAATAAAATACGACTTATTTTTTACTAATATAAAATAAATAGAGTATATTTGCGTAGTCACTGATTAGAATATAAGACGTGACACACATTGTGGCGTTAAAGATATCGTCTCCTATAAAGACCTAAATTCCCCAAATTTATAAACATAACAGGGAGCCGATAGCAACAATACGCCCACGTTATTTGTATATATAATCTATATATAAGACGTGGGCCGTTGCTTACTACCTGTTATGTTGGCGTGGGGACGCCGGGTCTTGGTAGTTGCGACGGCGCCACGTTTTTTTATGCGTATATGGTATGTTATATATTTATAACCCCTTATGGCTCTCATCCGTGATGGACCGGAGTCATTACTTAAAGATATTACACTAGGTTGTATTCATAAAATATTTTATCAATGTCATACCGCTCTTTCGTGAGAACCAGAGGTATATTTATGTCAAGGGGATAGCTTTGGAGGATGGGGGCACACTCCCTTCCTTATGGCATAAAATATAGTTTGAATAAATATTTCCCGCTTCCCTTGGGTAGTATTGGGAAGCATTTTAAGACGGATATACCCACCGTTGCTATTCCGGGAGGATCGGCAATGATGATTAAGTATGTCTTTGTTTAGATATGGATTTAGATATTACAAACGCTCTCGTTCGTGAGGATAGGACCGTTTAAGGTTGTCTGAAAACCATTCATATAGATTATAGTTAAATAATAAAAACTCCCTTATCCGTGAGGATTTGGGGAGTTTTTTATTTTTTACTATTCCTCGGGATAAAACTAAAAGTAAAATATGCCGTAAAACATGCCTCCTACGGAATAACGGATGTGAAGATTGGGTAATTTTGCAAAAAACACAAAACATGTCTATAAATACATACTATACTATTCTTGGAATTACTGAATGTGCTACTTTTGAAGAAATACAAAAAGCATACAGGCAAAAGGCATTATTATATCATCCTGATAAAAACAAAAGCGACAATGCACATGATATATTTATAAAAATACAAAAGGCATATGAAGTATTATCTGACCCAGAACGAAGATCAAAGTATGATAATGACTTAAATTCCTATAGGCAAAATATTTTCAATTCAATAAACACAGACAAAACAAATAGAGGTAAGTCTGATATAGAGAATATACAAAAACAAAAAAAGAGTCCAATCAATAAACGATCATATAAAAGGGAAAAGACAAGCATTAATTCTAAAAATATATTAATATTTATTTGCATATCAATAATAACTATATATATAGCTTACCATGCTAATTTATTCAATATTAATAACCATAATACAGACACAATAAATCCTACACAAAAGATTGATGATTATGTTGAAGAGGTTGCGCCTATAGTTGAAGAAGTTGAAGATTCAAATATATATAAGAATAATCATCTTATGAATGGAGATTCTCCATTTACTGAATACTTTGGAATTAATTCGTATGATGATAGCCAAGATAATTATATAACGGTAAATAATGGAAGTGATCAAGACGCTGTTGTTATATTAAAAAATATAACTAGTAAAAAGATAATTAGGAATGTATATATTAACAAACACACATCTTATGATATAAGAAATATTCCAGAAGGTATTTATGAGATGAAATGTGTTTATGGTAATGACTGGAATCCTAATTTATTATTCAATGGAATGAAGTTAGGAATGTTTCAATCAAATGTACATTACTCTTCACAAGCCAACTATAAAGACTATTTTAATATGTTTTCAGAGAGAACAGAAAATGGAATTTCTATTCCATACTATGAAGTAACTCTTCATAAAGTGTCTAATGGCAACATGAGAACAAAAAAAATTAACCAATCTGACTTTTTTGAAAAATAAATATGGAAGATTTTTTAAACAGCATGACTATCCTTTCATCGGCGATATTAGTCTATATATTCAATCGAGATATTATTTTAAAAAAGATATTATGGAAAGAAAAATTCGAGCCTAGGAAACCTAATGGAAAAGGGAAAAACATCTATTTGTATGACGCAAGGATTTTAGGAGTAATTCTTGAAGGGATTAGATTCAGAGAATCAACAACAGCATACGGCATATCAGAAGTAAGATACCGTTTTCTAATGTTCCTTGGTATTTTCTTAATTCCTATTGGATGTTATCGTGTTATAGAGAAAAAAACCATAAAAACCGGATATAAAGAATATACGACACAGTTTATGATACTAGGTACAGAATCATGGAATTTACTTGAAATTATATCCATATATATTTTTAGGTTAAGCACTTTGATAATATTCATATTCTCTATTATATCGATAGTAGCATTTATTGGCTTGATCAGTGAATATATTTAAAATGTAAAAAGATAGCGGGTGACACCAACGCCACCCGCCACTTTACCTATTCACCATTAGCTATCTCATTCATCATAGCTTTCAAATCGTATAACTCCATTTCCAATCTTTCATCATCTACCTTCTTCAAATACTCACCCATTGATTGATACAATTTGTTAAGATTATTAAACTCTACATATCCACGATATTCATCGCTCATCATAAGATCATTCAATTTTTTCTGATACTCTGCTATATCAAAACTATCGTTCTGTGGATTAGACAATTCTTTACGATATCCTCTCAATCTTTGTCCGATCTTATCCATTTCTTCCAAATTCTCATAATAAGCGTTATCTATGGCTTTCTTTTTCGTCCGCTCATCACCACTTTTTATAAGACGGTTCCCTACAGGGATA